GGTCATCGAGAGCCCATACTTGGAAAGCAGCGTTGATAGATCTAGGTCCATTTGTCAGTCCTTACTGAGCAGCAGTCTGGTGACGCCTTCGCCATCCGGCTGCACTCCGGTGATCTTGTAGTCCACGTCGTCCCCATCGATCTCGAAGGTCACAAGGTGCCCCTTCTTGACTCCGACCACGTCGGCCGATCTGACATAGCAATGGGGTTCCCGCGTCCCGACTTCGGACTCCGGCAGATCCGCCGTGAAGTGCTCGTTGTTGAACACCGCCTCGATCCGGGTCCGGCGGAGCAGGTTGTCGTAAATCGCCGTGACGGCGAAGTCGAACATCGACGAGTCGATGTCGGCATTATTGACCATCACTCATCCAGGGCGGGCTTCTTGGTGCCAGGCCTCGGGGGGAGCTTCTTGCCGCCCACGGGCACCGGGTCCTGATCCGCCGGCACATCCGTTGCCCTGCCGCTCGCCTTGATCGTAATCGCTTCGCCCGGCGTGACGGATACGATGTCGCCCGGGACATAGATCGTGCCCTGGATCCCAACACCGGAGGTTATCAGGATCTGAACTTCTTCACCCATGACTCGGTCTCCTCTTTCAGAATCGAGAGGGACGCTCCCACTGAGCGCCCCTCCCGAGTTGGTAGTTTTCAGCACCGCGGCTTACGTGGTGAGAATGTCCGCGGCATAGCTGAACGACAGCGGATGCCGGAGCCCGATGTCGGCGCTCTGCGCGGCCACGATGCGAACCGTGCCCGTGGTCGACGCCGTGTACGGATCCACCAGGATGTCCAGGCCGCCCCAGAAAGCCATGAAGAGCTCGCTGAAGTTGCCGAAGATCATCTCGGAACAGACCGATCCCGACGATCCCTTGACCAGGGTGCTTCTCAGGTTCGTGGTCACGAATGCCGGGTAGCCATAGACCGGCCGGGCGATGGCGTTGTCGTTCCACATGAACATGCCAGTGTTCGTGGCGCGTTCCGTGGTCATGAGCTTGCCCATGGTGTTGGGGTTCATCACGAACGCCAGTGCACCCTTGAGGGCGTTGGCATTCGCGACGTCGGTCAGAAACTCCACCATCAACGCATTGGTGGGAGCGGCGCCGTTCGTGCCGAAGGCCACACCACCGATGCCCGACGTGGCAGAGATGCCCGTGGGTGCCGGTGCGCCTGCGCCGCGAAGTCCTGCGATGTCGAGCTGAGTCCCGATGTTCATGGTCAGGTCGTCGCGCACGATGCCTTCCGCTGCCGGGGTTGACTGGAGGATCAGCTGGCGGCTGATGTCCGTGTACCCGATCACCGTCCGAGGGACGAGAGAGAGCACGTCCAAGGCCGGGGTCGTCTCGGAGGGCGCGGAGCCTTCAGCCACCCATGCCGCCGTGCCACCTGCGGTCAGGCGCGGGAAGTTGACGTTCCCGACCAGTCCGGTGAGCACTCGCGCACCGGCCTGAATCAGCACCGATACGGGACGCAGGAGCTCGATGAACTCGTTCGCCCGCAGGGAGGTCTCGATCGTCTCGGGGCCCTCACCCGACTGCGCCAACAGGTCGCGCTGCCCCTGTCTGGAGCCGCCGCCCTTTGCCTTTTCCATGGTGACTTCCCATGGCACCGTGAAGCTCTTCGGGCCGCGATCCATGCCGGTGGCCTGGACCTGGCGCTTCCGGCTCTCGGCGCAGACTTCCTTCTCGAAGCCTGCCTCGGACCAGTCGCCCAGCATGATCGCCTTCACGCCCCTGGCGATGCTGAATCTTTTCGCGTCGGCCGGGGTCATTCCCGTCCGCATGTCCACGGTCTTGATCATCTCCGGGGACCACTCGTTGATGACCAGCCGTGCGAACTGATCGGAAGGGGTGCTGGCGTCCTTATGCTTCCGGACGAACTCTTCCTTCAGGTTGAACTTCTTCGCGATCGCGTCGATGTCGGCGATGCGACTGCGCTCGCTCTCGGCCGCTTCGGCGCGAATGACCTTGAGGTCAACCGCGGGGGCAGCCGGGGGTGTGATGGGTGTCGGTTCCATTGATCTTGTTCCTTCGGTTGGGTCACCCGGATCCAGAGGATCGGTGACAGTTATGTCGTTTTCGGTTTCCATCATCCGGCCCTTCCCGACCGTGGGATCCGCAGGCACGGGGACGATCGAGGCTTCGACCGGTTCCCAGTCCGTGACCCGATACACCGGCGTCAAGGGTTGCCCCTTCGCGTCCAGCTCTTCGAGATCGCGGGCCCGCTCCATCGCGTAAACGCGATAGCCCACTGAGGTGGAAGTGCGGATGTCGTCATCCACATCGTTGGCGATTTCCTGTGCGTGATCGCTCCGGCTAAACCGTGCAGTTCCCCGCAGCTTCTTGTCCTCGCCAATTTTCACCGTGCCGCGCTTGAACGCGCCGATCTGACTGTCGGAATTGTGGTTCAGCAGAAGCGGCGCGCCGTTGTTCATGCGATTCAGGCGCACGGCGCCACTATCATGGACCAGGATCTCACGCCCGAACCACTGGTCCACCGGGAGTTCCGACGACAATGACAACGTCACGTCCCGGAATTCCTCTCCGTTCTTTCCTGCTGACCTCTCGACTATCTCGATTTGCGCTTCACGCAGCAGCACTTGAGACTTGATTGTTCTGATTTCCATTTCCTGTATCCATGGTGACGCCCGGGAAGACGACGCCCTTTTCTGCGGCGAGGTCTTTCTCGAAGGCGAGTTGATCCAGCACTTCTTCGAAGTCGAGCCCTTGCTTTGCCAGCTCAAGCGTTCGAGTGGACAGGCCATTCTCGATGGCCACGACCGAGGCGTTTATATCTTTTAGCGGATCCACCCACTCCCAGCCGCGCACATTCCAGTCTGGATCGCTCATGCGATCGAACTCGGAGACACCGAGACCATTGAGCATGGCGAAGATGAACAGCCACTCCTCGAATACCGGCTGGCAGAAATGGTCAATTACGAACCGCTGTAGGATTCGCCAGTTGTCGCGCTGCTCCAGCGTGCCGGAACGGATGGACGAGTAGTTCACGTCCGTGAGGTCGCCGGTGAGCGAGTGATAGGACACGTTCACGCCAGAGGCCACGCCGCGCAGGATCGCCTTGGTGAAGGGATCAAAATTGCCGGCGGGATGCGTCGGGTCCCAGGAGGTGAACTTCTGGCCGACAGGCAGTTCGCCGAACGTGCCGGGCTCGGATGTCGTGATCTTCGCGCCGGTGCCGGCCTCGATGGCTTCGCCCACGAACTCGTCGCCCGTGGGCGTCTCGAAGAATCCCATCTTGCTGGCGCATACCCTAGCGGCTACCAGCTCCGCCTCTTCGTACCCGCCCAGCATCTTGAGTCTGAGCATGGCACTGTGCATCCATGGGACACCGCGAGTCTGCGACGGCCGCTCCTTCACGAAGGCATGGATGATCTGATCGGCCGGGATCCGCTTACTCTGCGTCGATGAGACACTCGCGACCATGGCATCGCCCGGATGCTTGGGAAATAACCAGTAGGCCGCAGGCTTCCCATCGTTGTCGACCTCGACGCCCATGCGGATCTCGCTGCCGTTACTCAACACTTCGTTCTTGCGACTGTCGAGCTGGTCAGCTTCGAGGAACTTCAGCGATAGCTGATTCTCTGCGGACTTGATCTTCTGGATCAGGACTTCGCCGTCCGTGGCCAGTGTCTGCACGAAGAGCCCCTGGGCGTCTACCCAGGAGAGGGTTCCGTCCGCGGTGCAGGTCCCAGGCCGGCCCCACTTGTACCAGCCAGCCTCGATCGCCTTGTTCAGCCTCGTGTCCAGGCGCTCCGTATCCGACTTCAGCGTCGCCTTGCTCTGGACCAGAATGCCCTGGGGGCCGATGATGTTGACCTTGCAGAGCGCCAGGAACCGCTTGGCGTAGTCATTATCGCGGGCGAGCTGGCGCGACCTGGCGCGCAGCTCCGTCAGGGACCCGCGCAGCTCCGCATCCGCCGACGTGTTCACAGTCGGCCAGTTGAACACCAGGCGATCGGTGTTCGCGGCGGCATAGTTGCGGCGCTTCATTCCTGACTTCACGTATCCGAGCTTCCTCGCGAACCAGTCCACGATCTTCATCGTGTGAACTGCACCTTGATCTGGTTTGACCTCGTTGCGCCGGCGGCCACAGCCTCCTGGTCCTGCTCGGCTTTATATCTCGCTGCGTAGAGATCCCGCAACTTCACTAGCTCCTCGAGGCGCTGCCGAACGGCCGTTCGAGTGGCTATCGTGTAGGACGCCAGGTCCTGGGCCGCCAGGCGTTCGATCGTACCTTCCAGCTGGTCCAGGGTGCGCTTGACGTGAGTGCGGCCATCGAAGATGACATCCGCCGCCGTGAAGTTCTTTTTGACGGAGCATGTGCCGGTGGCCACGGTGTAGGCTTCCGCAGCCTTCGTGACCACGGCAGCCCACCAGTAGGTCCCCTCGTTCCACGTTGCCGTGGTGGCGGCCGTGATCGTAATCGCGAATTTGGCGCCGTCAGCAGAGGCCTGAATCGTGGTGGGCTGGGAGGGTCCGCGGAAATAGTACTTGAGCACCCAGCTCGTCGCTGGGTAGTCTGCACTCAGGTCTTCACGACGCCACGCAACCGTGTCGCCTGAAAAAACCTCAGTCGGTTCCTTCGTTGGAATCGTTGGTGTCATGCCCCGCCCTCGCGTTTAAGAACGGAGGTGGGACTACGTCGTCAAGGGGTCGAGAAGGCCGATATTCCTACTAATAGAATTTATTTTGCTTTTGTTCGTTTGTCAACTCGCACAGGACCGTCGATTTGCTCGTCCGTCCTCCATCGATACCCACATTCAGGGTTGAGGCAGCGCCGGTAACGGTACACAATTCTGCCCTCGGGGATGGTGCAGTAGACGGTCGAGTGACTGTCACACTTCTCGCAGCGCATTATCGCTTCCACCCATTCACCCATCCGCCGGGCCTGCGCGGACGCACGGACCCTATGCGCTTCCGCGGATCCGGTGGCGGTGGGTCTACATGCTCACGGGCCGCGGTCTCTGTTTCACGTGGAACGGCGCGGGTTCCCTTTGACATCATCTCGCAGAGCTTCGGCAGGTTCGGGTTCAATATCTCCACCGTGGCCAGGTTGTAGACCTCGAGGTCGAAGGCCTCGTTGCGCTGGTAGATCTTCACGAATAACCTGGATGGCACGCCCTTCGTCCACCTGGTCACGCCCTTCTCGGATGTGAGCTGCTTGAAGTATTCCTCGTTGACGGTCTCTTTCAGCGGGTAGTGCATGCAGCCGGGGCCCTCATCCATGATCTGCATCCGGGCCACGATCGCGTTCTTCGCCGTGGTCACGCCCACGAGAAAGAGCGGCACCTTCCGGATATTCGTGCGCGTCGGCCTGGACACCAGGGGCGACGTCGGCACGTTCGAGCCCTTGAGCGCGAATACCCGCTGCCGCCGGCGCCAGTCGACTTTGCAGTAGTCGTAAGCCTGGACCGTGTAGTGGCCGCCGGTATCAATGCCCATGGCCGCGATCTTGATCTTCTGTCCCGACTCATGCTCGAATTCCCGGG